TAAGTAATTTTGTACATAATAAAATTCCTAAAGTTAATAAATCCCGACTCTTTCCAATCAAAGAAAAAGTCGGGACAAGAGTAATTATTCAGCTACTGTAGCAACACCAGCCCATTTAGCGATTGCATATATAGTTCCGTCGAAACCATTTGCAAAATCTAAGTCTATAGAACCGTCAGTTTTCTCAAAACGAGATAAATCTTGAAGCTGAATTGCTGAAATTCCTTTTGGAAGTTCAATCACAATATCGCCTAACATTGAGTTTGGATAAGCGTCTCCAGATTTTACGGTTAATAAGGAGTCAGCAGAATTGTTTTCAATCACAATAAACAATGAATTGTTTTTATTAGAAAACGCGTCCTCAATAGTCACACCGTTTGCAGGCACGACTGTTTGCGTTGTAATACAAATATTCGCAACAGACTCAGTATGCTCAAGAGTCGGGTATTGAACATTAATAATATCTCTTTTTGTTGTCATAATATATCCTTTCTTTTTCTAAATATTTATTCGATACTTAACTAAAAACTACCCAACACTAATTGGAGCAGAAATTTTTACAGTACCGAGCATATCAGCTCTTGGAGCACCAACCCCAAATAATCCGTAGCCTTTGTAGCAAGTATTGAAATTCTTTTCAGGAGTGTAATAAATAGTGTTCAAATCAGAAGAAATACCACCAGCAAGAGTTTTGTCCTTAACCCCGAATAATGGGTAAAATACACCGTCTTCTGGCTGTGCAATGTTATTAGATACAAGAATATCCCATCCGCATAATGTGCCTACATAACCTTTTGCAATCTGTTTTTTGCCTGATTCTGTGTATCTTAATTCATCCAATTTCCCTAAATAAAATTGATATTCAGGAGGGATTACACAAACCATTGAACCATCAACCCAGTTAGTATGACCTTTTCCATCACCACGTTGAAACTTAGCTTGCATATAAGCAAAAATATCTTTTGCGATATCAGGAGTTAATTTGATAGCCTTACCGCCGTCATCAAGATAATGCCCTGCTCTTGTGTATAAATTTGCGTAAGAAGCGTCAACCGCAGCAGCAAATTGCTTGATAGCGTCAGCTGTATAATCTTTAGCCAAATCAACCATATCGCCTAAAACGTTTGATTTTTCAAGCATTTTTTCTTCCATTTCAGATAACTCAAAATGGAAAGCTTTACCTTTATCAATTCTAACCTTGCAAGTTGAAACAGTTGCTGCTTCAGCACTTGGCAAATCTCCGCCATCATAGTCAAAAAGTTTAACCATGCCTGGCATTGTGATATCCACTTCATCACCTTTGTTAATATTGCCTTTAAATTCAGAATGAGCCAACTTACCGATAACAAGCTCATTGTGAAAATACTTGTTAAATGCTTTTGAGAACGCATTTACAATCATTTGTTTTGTTGATGTCATAAATTTTTCCTTTCGGGGTAAATGTAAATTTTTGGTTCTATAACGATACAAAATATCAAAAACCGACTTTAATATGCCACCCCATTAGCACACCAAAGGCTTTCGCCATCCAATTTAGAGGACGAAATAAATTTCAAAAAAACCATATCCAAATCAAAATATCAGCTAAATCAATTTATCCAACATTTCATCAATTTCTCTATCCGTCATCTCATCAAAACGCTTTTGCGGAGGAGTAAATGTAGATTTAGAGTCATTTTTGTAATCCATTGAATTCAAAATTTCTTGCGTTTCTTTTTGCGCAGCTTTAGACTTATCGTGCGCAAAAATTCTTGATGAAACATAACCTTCAAGAAGCTGAACAAACCTATCAGTATCAAGGTTTTCGCCCAATGCTTGAAACGCTTCCTTATAAATCTCCTTGAAAGTCGGGTCTTGGAAATACTCTGAAGAATTATATTTCTCCATATCGCGCTTGATTACAGTCTCAAACCCATTTTGATACTTTTTAAGTGTCTCAAAATTTTTCTGGGCTTGATTATAAACAAACGCATTTTTTCGTAACAAACCCAACTCCTCAGAACAAATTCCTTGCTGCTTCTGGAGAGCTTCATAAGCCTTGGATAAATCTTCTACCGACTTGAACTTACCTAAAATCAAATCAGATGAAAGGTCTACTTCACTAGATTGTCTCCCATCCAACTCCTGTTCTTTCGGTTGATAATCCACATGATTTTCACCCCCCAATGAGTTGTCGACTTTATTCGTCGGCTCATCAGACGCTGAAACCATTGTGTCTGTTTGAATAGCAGTTTCTTCCATAATAATTTCCTTTCTTTTTATCTAAATATAAAGCTGACTAAACAAAACCCAAAATCATAACTTGGTTTTAATCTTGCCAAACTCAATACTGTTCATACTAAAATTCTGACCTAAGTTTTGTGTGAAAAAACTCATCTGCAATGTCCTAAAATAAGACGCTGGAAGCTTCTTGATAGCGCTAATCTTGTCCGGCATAAATGTCGCACTATCCCAATAACCTTTGTCAAAATACAAAACACTTTTCAAAGATTTACAAACAATATGCCTAACCTTTGTATCCATAGTCGAATAATCTTTTGTATACTCAACATAAAAATCATTGCTATAATGCATATCCATAGTCATCTTCGGCGGATATGCCAAAATCTTTAATCAAATTCTCCAGAAGTGTATTCCTCATATATCTTTGAACCAGCAGAGTAAAACTTGTTCTCAATAATCCCAATCGCACTAATCTTCTGCGACTTCCTCTTTACCCACGCACCACGTAAATAATCGTAAATAAGAATTGTGGAATAATTTTCATCAAGAGTGGGAATTAAAAACCAAACCTCATTCCTGTCCGAAGTTACAACCGAAAGACTCTTAATCTCATCAAGCTTGTCACTCGGTATCGAAAATAATTCCTCCTGAATATCAAGCGCAATGTTTTCGCCCAAAGTCTTATCCCCATTAACAACTTGCAAGAATGAAAAAACTCCCTTCTTAGTGTCATCATAAAAATAAAGTTGAGTGCCATGGAAAACCAGCGAATTGTACCCTGCACATCCCCCTGGAGAGTCAAAAGACTTGTAAAAACTCTGGTCATCATCCTGCGCAATCATACAAGACGAATTTTTATGAAACACAGCCAATGAGCCTAAATACGGATAAATAGCAGTAATTTTTTTTACAAACTCAATATATCCAGCTGACGTAACTAGTACCGAATCAGAAGTCTCAAAATCATAAACATTCTCCTGCGCCGAATACCAAAGTACTTGACCGTCAAACACCCATAACCTGCCTGCAAAAACTACCAATCCTAAACCCTTAACCGTACGTCCGTCCATATCCTTCAAATCCAGAACCTGAACTTCTTCAAAATCATCCTCCGAATTCTCACCCAACTCAATCGAAATTATTTCCTCAGAATTAGAAAAAATCCATAAATCAGACCAGCCTTGAGATACATCCGTACCACACGATTTACCCGTAACAGTCAATCCGTCCTTCTTTAAAACTAATTCACCGTCATCAGGAGAAAATAGGTAAATCTTTCCCTCACTCAAACTCTCCGTATGCACGAAAAAGTAAGTCTTAGACTTCTGAACACTTTCAAAAATATTAACTACCTTCTCCTCACTCGGAATTAAATCGCAAACCGAAACATTTCCATTCATTGTCCTTATCCCAACGCCAGAATTCGTTCCTGTTGCAAAAAGCTCAACATTTTGCATATCCGACGCAGTTATCACAGAACTCGAAAACACCGCCGAGCTCCGATTAATCCCCGAAAATTTATTGCATATTAGGGTCGTTTGTTCCATACTAAATTCCTTTCTTTTTATTAAGATTTTCAGCATTTTTAACCCTAAATGTTACAAAACTTCATAATTCAGGGGTAAAAAAGGCAATTTTTTGAGAAGTAAATACTTTATATATACATAAGAGATAAACAAGGAGCTTTACAGATGTTATTCAATTCTGAATTAGTAAAAACAGAAGAAATAGACAAAGTAAATAATATTTTTGCTCAGATTGATAACGAGTTCGAGCCAGTGAAGACAGTGGAGGAAGAAGAACAAGCTGAGACTCCGGTATCTCTATATATTACGTCTTTAGTGAGCAGTCAGTATGCGAAGTCAGTTGAAGATATAGAGAACACTAAAGTAGGTAATAAAATGAAACGTAAAAGAAGCTTGCAGCAGGTTATGCAAGAGTCATTCTTCTACGGTGCGAACAGATTTGGACGGAATTTTATCGCATAATTAAGAATTAAAAAACACTCTCTTATAAAACTATCTTACATCTTACAAAGCTTTTGACCTCATTCCTTGAGGTCTTTTTTTTTTGGGGG